AGGGTGCAACCCCGGTTATGCTCCGGCCTTGTGTGGATTCATTACACTGTGCTTACTACTACACTAAGTTGCAAGAAGGAACCCCCTATGATAAAATTTACAAGTCCCCATACTCAGAATCCCCGGGGGGGATTTTTAGGAAATCCGTGCGAATGCACGGCGTCTGCGGATGCCCTTAGGAGTCGCAGGCGTAGGAGATGTAGTAGGGACTGAAGAAGAAGAGATAAGAACAGCAGCCTCCTCCGCGGCTTTCAGGTTATCCACAGCGTTGTGGATATCACGAGTAACGTTCGCACGAAGTGCGTTAACAGTTACCTGACCGCCGAAGTCTAAGGCTACAGTCCAGAGACGAGATAAAGATGTTAGAACAACTGAGTATGACAGTGATAAGTTACGTCCTGATTTCGATACCCGCTTTTCACTAGTGAACAGGGATACAAGAGTAGTTAACATACGCGTGAAGATAGAACGAGACTCACCCGCTCTGATGTTACCATCGTCGAGCCAAATAGAAGAGATAGAAGTACGGAACACATCCAGAAGACCAAGTCTGGCCCTGGTGATAATAGCAGTATCATGTGAATTGAGCTGATGAAGCAGCTCCGAAATACGGTTAGCTTCTGCACGAGAAGCTGATACTAAAGGATGGTTAGGAGTTATGGGGCCTGTAGACGCAATAAGTCCCTCCAGGCGTGCCCGTTCCTCCTTAGTTAGGCCTTCGCCTAACCAAGTGTCCCGTACGTACTGTGGAATACGGTCAGGGTGAGCGTTCGCAGCAGCGATGATAGAAAGAGAATCGTTAATAGTGACAGCCGCACGTAGGATACCGTCAAGACGCTTCAGAGCCTCAGAAGCGGTGACGTAAGTAAAGAGCTCAACTAGATGTTCCGGTTTGAGATCCTGGTAGGCCGGGATCCAAGCTGAGAGTTGTGCCAACTTAGAGTTGGAGGCAAATTGCCGAAGAAGACCAGTAATAGAGATAGGTGCACAGTTAAGGCGTATAAGAAGAGTAAGGTTATCGATAGATAAGAGACCAGCCATGAACTTCCAGAATACCTCGTTAGAGGGATCCCACCCACGGATAATAAGATCGTTCTGAAGGTCAGGACCTAAACGACCGTCACGTATGACGTTAACAATAAGTTTGGGGTTGAAGCGGCTAATCTCCACTCCATCCATGAAAACACGTTTACAGATTTCGGCCATTGATACGCCTCCATCCACGTGGACTATAGACTTAGAAAGGTTGATAGGAACACCAAGACACCGCATTATCGTCTGGTAGTGGGCTGCTACCTGAGCGTTAGTTAATGTAACATCGTCACCAAGTACGACATAATCCCGATATACGGTAAGACCTGCCCGCGCTGCAGCAATCTGCACGATAATATGATGCGTAAGTGCCAACATAGGGAATGACGACCGTGCCCCCATTGGTTGGCCAGTATTATAAGAAATAAGGTCGCCATTTGGAGTAAGGAACTCTCTATCTACCAGAATAGAGGCCCACCCGTTGCCGAACGATTTCGACGTCATAAGATAAGAAAGGATTGACTCCTGGAAAGTAATAGGTACTCGATCAGTAGCAGCAGTTAAATCGAAAGAGAAGACCTCCATCGACGGATCCGCTGTCCACTGACGAACTCGCTCTGCGATGGCATGTTGATTGAAAGTGCCATCCTCCTTAAGAGCGCGAAGGAAATGGTTGATAGTATTATGAAGAGGTGTGAGAGCCATTTGCGTCCAGTAGTCCATCTGGGCTACGATGCGGGCTTTCCCGCCCCACTCCTCGATAACAGATAACTTCCCAAGTATGGGACTAAGGTTAGGGATAGCCTCAGCGGCTGCTGAACGAATACACCCGAAAAGGTCACGTAAGATACGAGTCAGGCGTGACTCCTCGAGCCACGCACTAAAACGTCTGAAAAGCTCAGTGTCCAAAGCCCAAGCTCTCGCGTCTAAATGGGCAGTCCACGTAGCATCCCCATTGGGGCCCCTAGTTGAAAGAACCTCGTAATCGAAGTCGTGTACCTGTTGGTTATAGAAGGCCTTGAAGGCCGCTGGGTCAATATGAAGAGAAGAGAGAGCGTTCACAAGCTCCTCGTTAGTAGGATAGCCCACAGGTTCAATGACAGGGCCATCCTCTATAGTAGAATAGTTAGGAACTGCAGGTACAACGATGATACGGTCTATAGATAAAAGAGTAAATATAAGCTGTGCCGCGTGGTCCGTATAGTGAGAGTCCGATGGAGATTCTATCTCATCCCAAAGAGCGTCGAGACCCTCTAAGAGTACCGGACAGTTGTTAGAGTCATCCCACCTGTCCCATTCGAGACCCGGGTTATCAGTGTTCCCGTTACGGATGAATTCAAGAAACCACCGGCGAACGAGCTTAAGCTCGGAAATAAGAGAACGTGCGTTGGCATCGAAAAGGACGAGAATACGATTATACACTGCTCCCAGAAAGGCAAGAAGCCGTTGAGAATAAGTTACAGTTACAAGAGAATTGAGATGCATGAGGGCAGCAAACAAGCTAGCTATGTTAGAGCGTGTGACACGTCTCACCTCATTAGGAGAGTTGAAATTAAATGTTGACATGACAACAAGTAGAATGTATTGAGTGTTAGGTGAATGAGAGGTAACTGCGGCTTCCTGGGGAATTTTGGGAAAGGATAATGTAAGAGTGGTACACTATAAAGCTACTTTTGAATATAATGGGCTCCACGGCGATCAGTACGTCAACAAAGCTACCCAGGCCCGCTGTCTTACGATGCAATATACCGACCGGTCTGTCGCTCAACCCCACTAGGTTTGTGAGATCCGTTCGGGCACTACCCTACTAGAATGATTGGCTTTTATCACCCAAGCGTCCAACCTCTCCGCTTGTAGCATCGT